CTGCAGTAGTTGATGTAGACAATGCGATAGACGCGTTGGTCTTAGCATCAATAACGGCAAGCTGTCCAGCTGTTAAAGCTTTTGAAGCAGTCGAAGCTGCTGTGATGAAACCACTTGCGGAGTTTCCATCTTTTGCTACCAACATCTTGTGGTAGGCATGTGGGAAATAAGCCATAGTTTATAAGAATTAAGGGTTAAAAGAAAATCATTGTAGGAACAGGAGTTTGTACTTGATGGAGTTGATGGTGCTTTTGACCTCGTCCAGCTGATTAGTGATCTCGCTGTATGGCATGATGGCCTGTAGTCCGTTGACCATGGCAGTCATGTCTCTTAAATAAGATAACGCATCTGACACATTGTTCAAAATCCTGGGAGCAGTTTCTTGATAGCTCAACAGCTTCTCAGAAGCTCCTTGAAATTGTTCTGCCACAGCGTCTGCATGACCTGGCAATGCATCATAGAGTTCATTCAGTGCTTTGTGTGAAGCAAAGGAACCCACGCCCTGCACGCGCAGGTGAAGCTTATGAAACGACGTGGTCGCATTCATCAGCTCAGATACACAGGCTGCGGACATTGACTCCAGAGATCCTCCACCTGTGGAGTACTCTGCTTTACGCTTTAGTTTGTATTGTGGTTGATCCATTAGTTATTTTCAGTTGAAGTTGTTTTAGTACGTTGATACTGCAACACACTTTCCATATCACCTGCCAGAATAGAAGCAGCCTCATCTACGATCAGCTCTGCCACGTCGTCCTTGAATTCACACTCTACGTCTACTGTACTGGTTTGTCCTGTCGCCAGGTCCACACAACCGTTGAACTGTACGTTCAATGGATTTCTGTAGTACGTCAGCTTGGGTGATGCCACCACGAACTTACCGTCATGATAGATCCTGATCTTGTTATCGATCAACGTACAGAAGGTTTCACCCCACTCTGCACTAGGATTTCTCAGTGGGTCAAACAGCAGGTTGGTCACATCTGCCACCGGAGCCAGGTAAACCACCAGGCGTCTGTCAGGACAGCAGTCTGTATCTGCACTGGCCGTTACGCTCTTGTAGAACAGGTAATCGCCCGGCAGGTTACTGCTTTCAAAATATACTGTTCCGTTTGCACCGGTCAGGGACTGCTCCGTCAGCAAACACTGCAGGTCATCGATCAGCACTTTGGTGGACTCATCCCCTTCTTTGGTCTGGTTCACCCCATGCACCTGGCGTCTGACAAATTCCAGTTGTGCTTTGTTGAACGCTTCCGCGATCTGCCAGCACTCAATGTTGTCATAGTCCATGGAGGCCAGTTTGTTCAGGCGCTCCTTGATCTTGATCTGTAGCTGTATGTTATTCATATTGGGTGTATCCAGAAGGCAAGGCCCAGGTATTACCCTGGACCAAAACCTTGAGGATGGTGTATGTTATGCGTTCCACATTTTCTCTACGTTCTTGGTGAGGTCTGCTAGAATCTCCTCGTTCAAAGGATTCTTCAGGTACTCTACCACGTCTGAAGGGTTCTTACCAATCATGGTCGCACTCTTCATGTGATAGATAAATCCGTCACCGCGTGTAGCGATTAACTTGTACAAGTTGGCGTCCTTGACGATCGCGCGCAGTTTCAATGTTTCCATATCCAAGGCTGCGGTATCCAGGAAGCGCTGTGCTGTCTTCTTCTTGTCCTTATCCACGCTCTCACCGTTGATGTACTTATCCATGTTATCATACATGATATCCATTGGCGTCGTCTTACGGTACTGTGTGGAGTTGGGATCAACGATTTTACACACGTAGAACAACTTGTTCTGGTTCTTGTCAAACAGTTTCTGTAACTCTGACAAGGCTTTGTTGCGAAGTTTCTTCACCTCGGTTCTGACAGAAGCGGTCTCCTCAAACTTGTCCAGGTAAAATTTAGCTCCCTGGTTTTTGCGGGCTTCTTCCAAACTGGGTGCGATGAGAGAGAATCCACCGGCTTCAATCGCTTTGAGCTTGATCAGATCATATGGATCCTTGGCTGGATCTAAGAACACAGGGTCATTCCCCATGCGGATCACGATCTTCTCCCAAAACCCCTCATTGCTGGGTTTCAACAACTGCACTTTGTTCCAGAACTCTGGATCCTTTGGATCGATCACGTTAGACGCCAGCTCTTTTTCAAGCTGTGCTACAGTGATGCGGATCTGGTTGATCTTTGCTTCACGCTCATCGTCATCCAGGTCTTTCAGCTCTGGTGCGAATTCATTGAGGCCGGTCATGTAGCGACTGATACCATTGACAGTCAGACATATCAGCGGCTCCTCGTGAAAACAGTTTTCAAACAAGGCCATGTTGTAACGCTGTAGACCCATGTTATCAGCAGAGGTGTCTACAAAAGGTCGGATGCTCACTTGGGCACCCGTCTTCAATGAGTTGTGTTTCTCAATCAAAGTAACTTCCATAAGGTTTTTAGTTGGTTTGGTTTTCTTCTGCAACATTGGTCAGCTTTCGCTTTAAGCTCCTGAACCACGTCACGGTTGTTGCTTCTCAGGAGTGCCTGGTACCTTGCGGTCCAGGCGGGTTGTACATTACTCATGTACAAGGGGAGGTGGTCATTGTTAGGCTGCAAGAGCCAGGAGGATGTTGAGGTCCTCCTGGTTTGCAGTATTACCTTCAGGGTTCTTAGAATGAACCTCCAGTGATGGGGTTGCGCATCACGATTTTGAGAACTTTGGTTGGGTCCTTAACCCAGATAGAAGGCATCATCTGAGTCATGAATACACGGTAACCGTTGAAGTTACCTACAGAGGCAAACCCTTGAGAGCGACCCATGTAGTCCATAGTACCGTTTTGATAGAACCACTTCAACTCGCTGTCCCACTTCAACTTCAACAAGTAGATGTTGTCGTTGGTGTTGTCAGTGATGTCGAACACGATAAAGTTGTAAGAAGACAATGGGTAACCGTCAATGATTGGGTTCTCAATGTCATTGGTGTGAACGTTGTCAAAAGCAGGGTTCAACACGAACTTCACATTCGCCAAGAATGGGATAGTGTAGCTGGTGAACGCAAACCCGAAGTTCAGGTCCATAGCGTTGTTACCAGAGATAGCACCGATTCCAGACTTAGACATGTCTGTGAACAATGCGTTGTTCTGTGTGTTGGTAGCACCTGCGATGTTAAAGGCCTCTTTCTTGATCGCCTCGTTAACCATACGCATACCGGCCATACCAGTTTGAACGATGATCTGACGAGAAGGATCTGGACCTTTGAAGTCAACCTTACCATTGTAGAAGTTGAAGATCTCAGAGCGGAACAATTCCAAGTTGAAACCATTCTTGTTGTAGATTCTCTTGAACGAGTTGTCCAATTGATCCCACAAACCTACTGACAAACGAATGTCATCTGGTCCGTCTTGCTTGATTCTACCGCCCTTACCCCACATCAGGTAAGTTTCAATGTCGTTGGCAATCTTGCTCAAGTGAGCTGACTCCATCTTGGTAACGAATGTTCTGGTCAAAGAACCATTGTCATACGCTTTCTTGATGTAGTCTTTACCAAGCTTAGATACCATTGCGTCAATGTTTGTCAACGCTGGATCGTTAGCGATGTTAGCGTCAAATGAACGCCAGATCTCAGTTACAGGAACTGTACCGTCTGCATTCATACCGCCTTTCATCATCATCTCTGCACGAGAAGATACTGAGTAGTGAACGTGAGCTTCAGCTCCACCTACGAAGTTGTAGTACTCGCGGAAACCAGCGTTCAATTCTCCGATGTCAGAGAACTTTTCACCGTACTCACCACGAGCAGAACCTTTGCGGAAGAACTTAGTACCAGGCTTCAAATACTTTGCAGTATCCAAAGTTGCTGTGTTGTTGTTGTTCACCAACTGAACAGTGTAGATGAAACCGTCTCCAGAAGGAAGAATGTCATCAGCAGTGATGTACATCTCCAATCCTTTGTACTTGTCATAAGTGATGATATCACCATGACCGAAAGAACGCTTGTTCAACTTCACTTTGAAAGTGGTGCCATCAGCACCTACGCTGCCAGACTCTACGTTCTCGACTACGTATGGTAGATCCTGTACGATAGGAGTCTGCCACTTGTACTCTCCGCGAGCGTTGTCAACTAAGATGGTGTTTTTACCACCGAATGATGCCATCTGATAAAGGGGCATCTCTACCTTTTGGGACATGGCCCACAAATCAACCGGACCTAAATCCATAGGTTCGGTGTTTTTGAGCATGTTCACCAAATGGTAGCTGTCCACGTGTGAACTAACCTTGTAGTTCGTGTCACGCAGGAACAAACCATTGTTTAAAACTGGTGTTGCCATAGTTAGGGTTAAGGATTAATTGTTAATAAGGGTTATCGTTATCTTTTAAATATGTTGGCAGGTTGACGTGGGATTCTGCGTGTCTGCGATTTGCTTGGCGCATCATCATCGTCGTCTCTTACAGAAGAGCTGATTTTACGTGCTTCCTCTGTCTTGAGTTTTCTGGCAGTGTCCTGGATCACTTCGTTTTTCGCCTGGCGACGAACGTTCTCTTTGTAATCCTCTGGGTCGCTTAACAACCACAGGGTTTCAGCGATCAGGTCGTAGCGTGGTTCTTTACCAAACTGGTAGTCTTCCAATAGTCTTCCCAGTAAGTTGGTAGGACGTCCAGTCATGGACTCATACTTTACTGTGGTCAACTCGTCCCATAAGAACTTCTGGCGCTTACCGTCGATCTTTACACCGTTCAACTCACCTGGCTTCAGGGTGTTGTAGATGTTGGACATATACGCTTCTTTTTGTTGAGCCTGCTGCTGGCGGAACTGCTCTTGCTGAACCAGTTTAGACTGCACCATCTCTTCCTGCTTCTGGTCCAATTTGGGTTTGAACTGCTGTGCTTTTTTGCTCAGCGTTCCCATTTCTGCCCATTCAGTAATCTGGTCTTCCAGTAATTCCTGGTCACCGTTACCAAAATTGGTAGCCTGCAAGTACTGGCGCACGATCAACTCCTGGTGATCAGGGTTGGATACGTCCAGTGAGCGTACTTCTTCTACTGCGGCAAGTGCTCTGAACAGACCTTTCATGTCTGATCCGCCTCTGGCCACGTATTCAGCAGCGTACTGCAACTCGTGGGGTAATGATTCAAAGAACTCTTTGGGAGTCTGCTCACGCACTGCGCGCTCTCGCTCCTCTATGTTGGCCTGGATCAGGTCTTTCCAATCTTTCATGGAATAGTCTTCCAGCGGTTTGTCCTCGTCAAAGGGCATGATCAACCCTTCTTCAATCAGCTTGCTGAATGTGTCCACCATTCCGCTCTTGTCGATTTTCTTGCGACCTGGCTTCTTGGTATCGTCATCATCCGTTCCTTCAAGCTCTTCATCCAAAGCGGCCAAGGTTTTCTGAACTTCTTCAGCGCTTGGCGTCTTGGATCCTGCATCATCATCGTCTCCCTTGTCATCGTTTCCGCTGTCTAGGAAGCTTAAGTCTGCAGGCTTTGCATTGGCACTGAACATCGACGGTTTGGCATCATCATCCTCATCCGCTGTTACAATGCTATCAGCACCTGGCATTGGCAAAAAATCATCAATGCTGTCGATAGTCACACTATCGGTGCTGGTGTTTTGTCCTGGTTTACTCATAAGTTGGTTTATGTTGGTTAGCTCTTCATATATAATCTACACGAATAAACCTGTAGAAGTTACATCTACAAAAGGTAACCTCTACAAATCGCGCACTATATCGCTACAGCTTATTCCTTGTCGTACTTGTTTTTGTTGGTGCGGGCTACCTGGACCTGTTTTTCAGCAATGCGCTCGCGGGATGCAAGCTCTTGGCGCTTGATGTCAAGCTTCTGTTGTTCAGTGGCCTGGCGGTTGATTTCGCGGTCACGCTCCAGCTGCTGGGAAGATTGCTGTGCGTTCTTTTTGTCCAGGTATTCAAGTGTGGAAATGTAGTCTGACTGGCCGTCGTTGTTCATGTCCTTCATGGCGGTGAATCCTGCAGAGCGGATCTCAGCCACGCGTACATCTTTCTCGCGGTCAAGGGCTTTTTCTTCAGCCTGTGCTTTGAGCATTGCTTCCTGGCGCTTGTTCTCAGCATCCTGCTTCATTTGCTCGGTTTGCTGCATAGCCTGCATCTCTTGTTGCTTAGCCTTAGTGGTCTTATCCTCAATACCTTTCATGGTATGGGTGATCTCAGCCAATGAGTCTGCTTTCAGGATGTTACCCAGGTCATAGATGGACGCACCGGCAGTGTTGTTACTCATTGCCAGCTGACGGATCTGCTCCATCAACATGCGCTGGTTCACTTTGGTAGAAGCAAATACATTCAGGTCACGGGCCAGTAGTTCTGTACCGTTGATCTCAAAGTTCACCTTCTCGTCCATGGACGTCATGTACTGCA